TGGTTTGCTCCTAAGATGCAAGTCTTTGAGTCGGGCGCTGTACAGGATATGTGTGGAGAGGATGTTTCATTCTGTCTTGATGCCAAGGAGAAAGGATTTGATATCTGGTGTGATCCTCGCATTCGTGTAGGACATGAGAAGACTCGGGTGATTTGATATGGTTAACATTTACTACCAGGGCCGAAAGCTCTATAGTAATATCACTCATGAAGAAGCAGCAGATATTCTTCATGAGTTAGCCTTAGAAAAATACGAAGAAAAGAAGGACATTGATTTAGATCAATTAGACATCGAAACAATTATAGAATAATGAAAATCGCAATTATAGGTAAAGGTACTTCTGCGATCATCACTGCTCTACGTCTGATCCAAGATGATCATGATGTAGAGTTTTTTTATGATCCAGATAAAAACCCTTTAAGTGTTGGAGAATCAACCACCCCACATATTCAATCATTAATTTTAAGTGCTCTTGATATCAGTATTGGGGATCTTGCTGATGCAGGTATTGTTTCTTATAAGAATGGTATTAAGTATCGTGGATGGGGAAAAGGAGAACCCTTTAGACATCATTTTCATGGTGGTGAAGTTGCATTTCATTTTGAAAGTGGAATTTTAAATCCTTTTATTCATAATCATTTAGAGAATGAATTGGGTATTGAATATCATGGAGAACGTGTTGAAGGATATGAGATTAATGAAGATTTAGTAAATGTCAATGGTCGTGACTATGACTTTGTAGTGAATTGTGCAGGATGGGATGATCAATCAGAATATTATAACCCCGTCTTTGAAACCGTAAATTCAGCAATTCTTTATACAAAAGATACTATTGATGATGTAACCTATACATTACATACAGCAACACCAGATGGATGGGAGTTTGGTTTACCATTTCCTGATCGTGGTATTACCAAGTGTGGTTATCTTTATAATAATAAACTATCAGATCCACAGATTGAAGGAAAAAGAATTTCTTGGACTCCTCGATTTGCAAAGAAGTTAATACAGAATCGTTTTGAAGCATTTAATGGCAATCGTTTATTTTTCTTTGAGCCATTAGAAGCATTATCATTAATGTATTATCATGATTTTGCATCAGAAATTTGTGAGTTCTTAAAGAGTGATCGTTCTATTGATTCATATCAAGAAGTGAATCGTAACTATCTTGAGTCAATGACTTCATATAGTAAATCATTATCTTGGTATTATTCATATGGGTCTGTATATGATACACCTTTCTGGAAGACAACTTCAGCAAGAGCAAATATATACTTTAACACTCAGATGTTCACTCATCGTTATGAGTCTCTTCTAGAATCATATTATGCAGATCGGTATACTGCTAAAGAAGAACCAGAATACTTAAAGATTGGTTGTTTTGGATATCATGACTTCAAGGACGTTCACTGCGGAATGCTTCAGAGACCCATCCAGGATCTCCTAGAAGACGTGTTTAAGTACCCTCTGGACCCTTTACATACTGACTCTGATGATGTATAATATGCAGGTAAACGCACAGGAGTTACATGGCAGTACGTTCTAAGATCGGTCTTGCAGGTGCAAGCTTTATCCCTGGAAAATCCAAGAGGACTCGTCAAGGTTCTTCAGAGAATACTAAACTTTCTGCAACCTCACGTAATGGTCGCAAGAAGCGTTATCGTGGTCAAGGACGAGGTTAAATAGAGCAGTCTTAACTGTTTTTAATGGCAGCACTTATTTGTAATCTTCCATCAACGGAAGTATGGGTTAGAAAAGAATATCTCACAGACCATCAATTTGGTCATGGTGAATTTGTTAAGGGCGTTTGGGTATCGGCAAAGTCGATTCCTGGACGTGCTTTTTATTTTGAGACATATTTACCTGAATATGCAGCAATGTATGATAAATTACCAATCAGTGCTTTTTTATCAAAACCAAAAACTCCAGATCCTGATATGAATCTCCCAAATCTTCAATTTTGGAACTGTATGGACTATGGAGTAGTAGCAGTTCAGAAGCAATTTATTGGTTCTATGGACTATGAACTGTATACAAGAGACTTTGGTATCCAAAAAGGGACTTATGTTTGCACTTTAGACAATTATCACCAAGATCCCGACATTATTGACTATGCAACGAGTGAAAATCCTGCAGAACATAAGTCTCATAACCTGATTGAACTCGATAATGGACAGTATGCACTGTATCCAAACAACAGAATTCGTATTTTTGACAATAGTTTGACTCCTGAAGATCCAAAGATGCCTGATTTTAAGGTTTCAACGAAATATTATCAAGTTGAAAATGGTTTTGAACGTCTTGGAATGGGTAGAGAGGACGAATACTTTTGGAAAACTGCTCAAGAACGTGAAAATATGCCAAAATCTGAGGAAAAATAGGATCTACCCCCGTTTCTCTCTCAATAAGCTCTCAGGTACACTATACCTGGGAGTTTATTTTTTTGTAATAAATAAAGATAATACCTATTCTATGTTCTGATGCCTGTAGAGAGGACTAGTAAAGGATTTAAAGATGTTAGTTTAACATTTAAACGAAATCCTTTGAATAAAGACATCACATCAGTCAAAAATGAGACTGCTATTTCTCGTGCTGTAAGAAATTTGATCCTTACGAAGAAAGGTGAAAGGTTTTTTGATCTAGATTTTGGAACAAACGTTTCAAATCTTTTATTTGAGAATATTGGTCCTTTTGCTGCAGACTCTATTAAAGATGAAATTATATCAGCCATAAGAAATTATGAACCAAGAGTAGAAATTGTTAATAATGACGACATAGTGGTTATGCCAAATTACGATAATAATCAATATGATATCAATATTAAATACAGTATAGTTGGTATTGCACCTGACTCTCAAGAAATTTCATTCGTCCTAAAATCAGTAAAGTAAATGGCTATCACAAACTTCACAAGCCTAGATTTTGAAGATATAAAAGACACTATCAAACGTTATATTCGTTCTGATAGTAAGTTTACTGATTATGATTATGAGGGATCTACATTATCCCTGATCATCGATATGCTTGCATATAATACCTATATCTCAGCATATAATGCTAATATGCTGAGCAATGAAGTATTTCTAGATGGTGCTACTCTTAGAGAAAATGTAGTTTCTCTTGCAAGAAATATTGGTTATTTACCTAGACCTCGTAAAGCATCTGTTGCTGAAGTATATTTCAATGTTGATACTGCAGAATTTCCAGTATTACCACGTTCTTTGACATTACAAAAAGGTATTGTTGCTGTTAATGCAAATCAGTTTACTAATAAGAACCTAACTTTTTGCATACCAGAGGATATTACATCTATTGTTAAGAATGATCAGGCAGAATTTGATATAAAGGTATATGAGGGTGCATTAGTTCAGCAAAGATTTGAAGTTAGTGAATTTGATGTCAACCAAAGGTTTATTTTAGACAACGTTGGTATTGATTATACGACCTTAAGAGTAAGTGTCTATGGAGATGCTTTTACAGATGACAAAGTAGTATATGATCTTGCTACTTCTATTAGAGAAATTGACGGGGATTCTAAAGTTTATTTCTTACAAGAAATTTCAGATGAAAGATATGAACTTATTTTTGGAGATAATATATTTGGCAAAAAATTAGCAAATGGAAATATTATAGAAGTCTCATATATTGTTAGCAATGGTGAGGATGGTAATGGTGCAGATCTTTTCCGTTTTGTCGGCAATCTATTAGATAATAACAGTAATGTTGTTGATAGAGATATTTCTATAATTCAAACAACAAATTCTGCATCTGGTGGATTAGATATTGAATCCGTAAAATCAATTAAAAATTATGCAGGAAGAATTTATGCATCACAAAATCGTGCAGTAACTACTAACGATTATGAGACTATTGTGAGAAAAATATATCCAGAAGTTGAATCCATTAATTCTTTTGGTGGTGAAGAGTTAAGTCCTCCAAAATTTGGAAGAGTTTTTATTACAATTAAACCTCAAAGTGGAAATTATATTTCAAATAGTCTGAAAGATAGTATAAGAAGAGAATTAAGGAAATATTCTGTCGCAGGAATTGTTCCAGAAATTCTAGATACAAAATATCTTTTTGTTGAATGTGATACTTCTGTTTACTATAATCCAAATCTTGTTAGTAATGCAAATACAGTTAGACAAAAGGTCATCAAGACATTGAATAGTTTTGCCAATAGTGATGAAATGAATATGTATGGATCTAGATTTAGATATACAAAGTTTACTGCATTACTTGATAAATCAGATCAATCTATAACTTCTAACATTACTGAAATTAAAATTCGTAGAGATTTAAGAGCAGTTTTAAATAGAAGATCTGAATATGAAATTTGTTTTGGCAATAGATTTAAAATTTTAAATCAAAAAGGTTACAATATTAAGTCCTCTGGATTTAGAGTAAGTGGTATATCTAAGCAAGTATATCTTTCCGATATACCTTCTGTAAACGGTGAGACTGGAGAAGTCATATTGATAACGATTCAAGATACTCCGTCAAATGTTGACAATTCCCAATATACTGTTGATAGTCCATTATCAAGTATAGTTAGAAGAAGGGTCGGAACTATAGATTATATCAAAGGAGAAATCAAATTAAATGCAATAAATATAGTATCTACAGAAGTTGAAAAAAATTCAATTATTCAAATATCTGCAAGTCCAAACTCTAATGATGTGATAGGACTTCATGATCTATTTTTACAGTTTGATGTAAATTATAGTTCTGTCAATACTATTATTGATAACATTTCTTCTGGTGCAGATCCAACTGGATCTAGATACATTTCAACTCCAAATTACTCTGACCGAAACATCATTCGTTTAGTAGAAAATACCCTCTCTTAATAAAAAAATGGTAGATAAGAATAAAATCCGTCTCGCACAGGTTCTTCAAAATCAAGTTCCAGATTTTGTTAATGATGAGTTTCCACTTTTTAAGGATTTTTTACGTCAATATCAAGAATCTTTAGAATATTCTGGAGCACCTCAGGATATTTTACAGAATATTGATAATTATATCAACTTGGATGTACTTTTGTTGACTCCACAGTCAACAACTCTCACCAATGACGTAGATCGTTATTCTGATTCTATTGAAGTTCTAAGCACCAAAGGATTTCCATCTTCGTATGGCATTTTAAAGATTGATAGTGAGATTATTACATATAAATCAAAAACTTCTACAACATTTGAGGGGTGTGTAAGAGGTTTTACTGGAATTAGTGAATATGGTGATGAAATTGTTTTTTCAGAGTCAGTAACTGATTATCATTATTCTTTTTCTACCGTAGAAAATCTTAGTGCATTATTTTTAAATGAGTTTTTATCAAAATTAAAGAAACAAGTATCTCCAGGATTTGAAGAAAGAGAATTATCTAAAGATTTAAATCCTAGATTATTTTATAAGCAAATAAGTAACTTTTATTCTTCAAAAGGAACTGAAGAAGGATTTAAAATCTTATTTAACGCATTATATAACAAAAAAGTAGAAATTATTCGTCCAAGTGATAATATATTTGAATCTTCTGCTTCATCAAATAGAAGAGTGCGGGATTTAGTTCTAGAATCACTTAACAAAAATACTGATTATACTGACTTAATCTTAAATAGAACAATCTATCAGAGAGAAACTAATAGCCAAGATTTAGAAGAGCAAATTACTGCTTATGGCACTATTACGAATGTAGAAAGAATTCAAAGAGGTACAAAAACTTATTATATTGCCAGCTTAGATAGTGATTATGATAAAGACATTTCAGTATCTGGAACAGTTTTTGG